ACTATTCCATAACCAACATAAACCAAATTACAGAAGCTAAGTTAGTGATTAAGAGTGGAAGCTCTATAATAATAGAAAAGACCTTAGCTAACACGCAGCTTATAAAGGATACCGTCAATAAAGCTAGAGTTATAAATTTCGTCCCTGATGATTTCGCTGTAGGTAAGTTAGAAAAGAACAAAAGTTATACGATAGGTTTCGGTATTAAGTACGGAGCATTGATAGATTTTGTCCCTATCCCTTTAACCTTCTCAAGCTCCACTCTAAAAATATTGCCTAGTCCTTTGATATGATTTTAAAAAGAGATCTTCTTAGATTCTTATGCTCTAAGGGATATGTTATATACAAGGTGTACGCAAAAGGAGACTATCTCTGTAAACCAGAAGACTTGTTACGCTTTGGAGAAAAAGAGGTTAAAGTAGGAGCTACTATCTTAAGAGTATCTACACACAACATCCAACTTAAGATAGCCAGAGAAGGACATAATAATTTTAAAGCTGTTAAGACTAAATGCTTAAGTACATTGCATATAATAGATGGGTCTTTGGAAGGATTTATCTAAACTTTGAATATAGCAGCCTTAAAATAGGCCTCTATAGCATTTACTAATATATGGCAGTTACTGTGCCCATTATCGTCATTATAAGTGTAGGCGAAATCTCCTAAAGGCACATATATTATCTCTAAAGACTGATCCTTATTCTTCACAGCTAACATAGGGCTTAAGTCAACTTCATCTTCTACCTGTTCTAAAAAATAATCCTCTATTAAAGAAACTGCCCTAGTTACATTAGTAGCCATTAAGTCCAGATCTAGCTGGTAAATAGTATCTTTTGATACTAACTCCCTATATCTTATAGGGTTAAAGTTATCGTTTTTTATAGTTATTAACTCAGTTATATTCACTCACCCAAAGTATAGCACACGCTGAGGTATAATTACGTGCAGAAATACGTAATGTCAAATTATAAAAGTAAATTATTCATACCTAACTGTACTTACTGCGGTGCAGAATGTACCCCACTAGGAGTAAAGAAGCTCCAACAATACCAAGAAGCTAAAAAACATATATTCTGTTCAGATGCTTGTGATGAAAAACATTCTTACTATGAGGCGGTTAAAGCTAAGTGGAAACCTACCACTGATAAAGAATCTTTAGATTTCCTAGATGCTCAGACCAGACTTTACGTAGATATAGTTCATACAGCAGATAAAGCCTTAACTCAAAAGAAGTTAGTTTTAATATTTGATGATCCGAGATTTAGCACTTTATGCAGTGCGGATTTTAAGAGTTCTATACACACTGCACTCCAAGCATATTCACAAGAAGTAATGGAACGAATAACAATCTAGTAGTATGGCCAGACAAAGAAAAAATATAAACAAGACAGTTCCTCTTAGTAATGAGGATAGAATAAGACAAGAAGTGGCTGCCTCTTATATTAAGAGCAAATCTAGAAATTTTGTTAAGGGAGTTTCTACTCAGATTAATGATAGCTTAGTAGATTCAGTTAAGCAAGACATTTTAAAATACTCTAGACAAGATCCAGATCCGACAGAGCTTACTAGAGGCTCCACCTCTGCGTTTAGCATAGTAGAACCAGAGTTTCATCCTAGAAAATTAGTAGTCTTAGTTAACACTAATGATGTACTTAAACAAACTATCAAATGTATTCAAGTAAATGCAGTAGGTAATGGCTATTCGCTAAACTACATAGGCAAGGCCGAAGAGCAAGAAAATGATGATGTAAAACTTAAGAAAGAATTTTTCCAAGATTTACTAGATAACCCAAACCCAGACAAGTATGGGCATGAGTTTTTTGATGCCTTAGTTACTGATTTTGCAATGCTTAACAGAGCGTATATAGAAGTAGTTCGTGGGAATGTGGTAGATGAGATAGAAGCTAAAGCTAAATCAAAAGTACTAGCTCTATACCACGTGCCTGCGGTTACTATGAGGAAAACTGCAAAAGATGAGAAGCCAGTAGTAGTTAAAAGTAAACTTAAAAGATACGGAAAAGTAAGAGAACTTCCTGTAGATAGGTACTTTAGAAGGTTTGCTCAAGTTACAACAGGTAATCCTAAGACTTATACTTACTTTAAAGAGTTTGAAGATCCAAGAGATATAGATGCTGCTACTGGTCAAGTAGTAACAGATTTACCAAAGTTTCTAGCCAGAGGTGGGAAATTAGCTACAGAGATTTATGAAATCACTGATTACGAACCTGATAGTCTATACGCCCACCCTGTCTGGATTAACCAATTAACAGCTATACTAGGATCAAAGCTTTGTAACGAAGTAAACTTATCGTTTTTTCAAAACAACATGATTCCTGCCATGGTAGTTTTAACTGCTGGCGGAGGACTTACTGAAAACTCTTATAATCAAATTACCCAAGCTTTTGAAAATTTGAAAGGCGGAAAGTCTTTTAACAATATATTATTCCTTGAAGCAGTTGGAGATGAGGATGCAGCTTCAGATGATGGTGCAATACCAGTACCTAAGTTAGACATTAAACCTTTAGGGGATGTTCGTCAAGATGATGCTATATTCCAGAAATATAAAGATGCAGCTAATAGAACTATTATGAGTTCTTTTAGAATAGATCCTATACTAATAGGCTTATCTGAAGCTAGAGATAGAGCTGCTGCGGAAGTAGCTATACTTGCTGCTGAGGCTGAGGTATTTGCACCTTTACGTAAAAAGCTAGAAGACTTTATATCTAGAGTTATCTTAGTAGATGATGACGGATTTACAGATAAACACTGGACTCTTAAATTTAGACCTACTAACGTAATGAAGCAAGATTCTATATTTACTGCTATCAGATACGGTATTGCTAGTGGTGCATTTACACCTAACATGATTATCAATATCTTAAATAATACACTAAATACTGATATTCCTAATATTACAAGTTTCTGGGGATCTATACCTGCAACCTCAGTTAGAGACAGTTTTAAATCTTATTTAGAAAGTTTAGCTAACGAAGGTAAGATAATTACTAATGAGGACTTTGAGAAATTTTTAGAGCAAGGAATTATTCCTACTTCTGATAACAGTATCCCTCAAGAGACAGAAACTATGGATGCTCAAGTCAGACAACAATCATAGCATGTACCTGTTCAGAAGCCAAGACTATAAAGACGGAATTGAGAAATCCAGCACATATAAATTTGAGAGAGATGTGTCTGTGTTTAATATATTTAGAAAGCAAGAAGAAAGACAAGTAGAAAATATTACTGCTAGAGAAAAAGAATTAGCAGCTTTTTTAGCTGGTCTGTTTATTACTAGAACTGAAACTATAAAGCTTGAAATTATTAGAGGTATTAAAACAAATCAAATATCTCCCCAATCTAGAATATTCTTAACTAATAATTTAGACAGGCTTAGAAACACTGCAATTATTACTAATAGTGATAGAGCAGAGTTATCTAGATTTTTTAATGAGCTATTTAAAATAGCAGTGGATGATTCTATAAGATTAGCTAGACTTCGTGGATTAATTAGTAACTCAGTATATAACTCACTACTCAATAACGAAACATCTATAAATGTAGATAGGTATGTAGGCAATATAGTAGAGAAAGCAGTATTCTACGCAGATAATTTTGCTAGAAGAATTTTAATACCTAGAATAGAAAATAAGGAAAACTTAACAGAGCAGTATATAAATGATTCCTTTAATGAGAACTCCTACTTTAATATGCTAGCAAACTCAGAAGTGAGTAAATTCTACCATTTAGCATATTTGGAAAAGCTAAGTCAAGCTAACGTAATCTTCTATAGATATGATGCAGTCCTAGATGATAAGACTACTGAAATATGCACTAGTTTAGATGGAAACATATACAGAGTAGATACTTCGTTAATAGGAATGAGATCTTACTACTCTACAAGCCCAGAAATATCAACAAGAGTAAATCCTTATGACGCAGGGATTCCTGTACCTGGCATGTATCACCCAAACTGTAGATCTACTTTGGTAGGGTCAGATGGCAGCACCCTGCAAAGTATCTACGGACTTAACACTTAACATACGTTAAGTGAAATTATGGCTTCGCCGAGTCTGCTTTAATCACTTCGTATAGTGAGTCTAGACTTACTAACTCTCCACCAGCGGCCATCCTAGCCGCTTCTTTTGCTATATTAATAGAGGCGTTTCTGTCTCTGTGGTGCTTCGCACCACATTTACAAGTCCAATCCCTATCAGATAGTTGCAAACTATCATTTATTCTACCACACTCTGAACAAGTTTTACTAGAAGGAAAAAATCTATTTACTTCTATAACTTGTTTGCCAACAGAGTTGGCTTTATAATTTAAGTAATTTAGAAATATTCTCCAACCAGAGTCAGCTATTGACATAGCTAACTTATGGTTTTTAACCATTCCTTTTATATTTAAACTTTCTACAGCAAATGCTTGATTCTCGCATTTGCTTACTAGAAAATTAGAAACTTTATGAGAGAAATCTTTTCTCTTATTAGCTATCCTCTCGTGTAGCTTTGCTACACGGATTCTAGCTTGATTTCTCTTTTTAGAACCTTTCTGCTTTGCAGAGAGAAGTTTTTGAGACTTCTTTAGCTTAACCAAGTTCTCTCTTAAAAATTTATTAGGTTTAACTCTAACTCCGTTAGAGGATACTAAGAAATCCTTTAGTCCAAGGTCTAAACCTACTATACCTTCTTTATGCTTAATATTAGATAAGTTTAAATCTTCTACTTCAAACATACAAACTGCATAGTAACTACCAGAAGCAGATTTTTTAACTGTTACTTTCTTTAACTTGCCAGACGGCAAGTCACTTCCCCTAAACTTAACTAAGCCTAGCTTCGGTAGTTTTATTTTGTTTTCATGTACTGAAGTACCTAAGATTACAGAGTAAGATTTTTTATTAAACTTCTTTTTGAAATTAGGAAATTTACCAACACCTGTAAAAAATCTATTATATGCTTCTGCTAGATTACCACAGGTAATCTGTAACTGTGATGCAGAAGCATCACTAAGCCATTTATATTGCTTTTTAAGTTTAGGTAGATAAGCATTCATATCATAATTAGATAGACTTTTACCTGTTCTTAAATATTTCTTTTTACAAATCTCTAACATTTTGTTATAAATAAATCTAGAACAGCCAAACTCAATCTCAAGTTGTTTAACTTGTGATTGGTTTGGGTAAAGTTTTAGTTCTCTTGATCTAAACATTTGTAATTGGTCAGACATTTTAATTATAGCATACTACGTATGTTAATGGTATAAGTCCGCAGCACTATAACACGATAGTACACTTAGGGATATGCCTGAAGGTAACAAACTTGAACTTAAAAAGTTCTCAGATGAAAAAAAGATAGCTTACGGTTTGGTGTACGAGCCTAATGTAATAGATGCTCATGGAGACATGATGACTTCTATAGAAATAGAAAAGCTAGCATATAAATTTTTAAAACTTCCAGACCTATCTAAAGTAATAGACATTCAGCATGACGGAAAGGCTATAGAAGCTTATCCAGTAGAAAGCTTCATAGCTAGAAAAGGGGATTCTGATTTTAAAGAAGGCTCTTGGATAGTCGCTATAAAAGTAGAGGATAGTGCAGTGTGGGATCTAGCTAAACGTGGGATTCTTAATGGTTTCAGCTACGAAGTTAAAGCCTACACTACCCCTACTGTAGTTCCTTTCGAGTCTGTAGCTTACTCTACAGGAGTTACAGAAGAGACAGAAGGACACTCACACGTATTTTATGCTGAGTATGACGGTACTGGACTAATCACTAAAGGGTACACAAGCGAGGATGCAGGACATTCTCATACTATAGGGGGAACTTCTGCTACTGATATTACAGATGGTCACGGACATAGATTTGAGGTGAAATTATGAAGCCTAAGAGAATGGTTTACGCAAGAACAGTAAATATGATAGAGGATGCTGACCCAGTTAAAATCAGCCTAGTTAATCGTGGAGCTAACCAAAAAAGATTTACTTTAAAGTCAGAAAGAAAAACTGGCACAGAAATTAAAAAAATAGCTTTTCCTGATGTAGATACTGGCATGGCTTTTGTTGAAAAGAACTTCGATGATGCAGATATATATGATGAGTCTGCTTGGTCTGTTGAAAATGAACAGTACATTATATACTCTAAAGATTTTAATGTAGAAGAAAAGCTTGCCGAAATTAAAGGTGAGAATTTTACTATCTGGGTTAACGATCCTAGAGAGGATGAGTCAGACGATGCCTCAGACGAGGACGAAGATGAAGATGAAGATGAAGAAACTGAAATGAGTAGCAAGGAAGTAGCTAAAAAAACTTGTAGTACACTTTTAGCAGATCAAATAATAGGTCAAGACGAAATAAATATGAGCAAAACAATAGATAAATTAATCAAATCACTAGAATCTGCTCTAACTAATCTTAAGAAAGATGAAGTAGAGGAAGTGAAGGAAGAGATTAAAGAAGAAGTTAAAGAAGAGATTAAAGTAGACGAAGTTGCTACTCCTTCTGCTGAAAGTAAATTAGAAGAAGCTGAAAAAGCTTTAGAAGCTATCAAAACTGAAAACGCAGAATTAGCTAAAGAAATAGCTAAAGCTAAAGAAGCTTTAGAGGCTTACGAAGGTAAGTTTGCTGAATTACTAGCTAAAACTGAGAAGTTTGAAACCCAAGCTAAAGAGTCACAAGTTAAGTACGAGACTCTTATCAAGAGCGTTGAGGATTCAAAACTAGGATCAAATTCTTCTGAAATAGAAGCTATCAAAGCGGATACCAAAGAGGAAGTTAAAGCGAACGTCAAAAAAAGTGCGTTCCTAGCAATCTGCGAGCAATTAAAATAACCAGGAGAAAATTATGCCAAACGAAAACATACTAGACATTATAATTAAAGACAAGGAAACCTTAAAAAAGGACGGCTTGCTTAGTACCGTAGGTGCTGCTGCTGGCGTAAATATTCCTTTAGAAGTAAAGCAAGACTTCATATCTCAGTTAGTTCTTAGCCCAACACTTTTAAGTGTAGTTAGAACTGAGGTACTAAACGGCCCTAACTTCAGAATCCCTAAAATCTTATTTGACGACTGGGTTCTTTATGCTAAGACTGAGAATACTGCTCCTACTAGTGGTCAGTATAGCGGATCTTCTTTCGGTTATGTAGATTTATCACCAAAAGATATTTCGGCAGCTACATTTATCACACATGAGGCTATGAGAGATATTAACGGCGGATCTGCTTTACTAGTTCAGAAACATGAAGACCTATTCTACAAAAAACTATCTGCTAACATCCTATCTAACTTGTTATTAGCTGACACAGCTTTTGTTGACGGTAATGCTAACAAACAAGCAGTAATGAGAAAATTCGATGGTTGGATTAAGCAAGCAGCTAACAACCCTGTAACTGCTCAAGTAAATCCAGCAGGATCAGTATCATTAAACGCTGCGTTCGACATAGTTAATCCTGTAATTGAGAGAGTTCTAGAAGCTATGGTTACAAGCTTGGCATCTGAGTACTTCACTGCTACAGAAGATATGGCTTACATTATGTCCGCTAAAAACTTACTAAGACTAAGATCTGCTTTAGGTAAGAGACTAACTCCACTTGGAGACACTTACCATAACGGTAGAGCTCCAGTTGCTCTTAACGGTATTCCTGTTATCGGTGATGAGTTCATCCCTGAAGGAGTAATCATCTTAACTAACCCTAAGAACATGATATTTGCTCCTCACGTTGAATCTATGAGATTCTTAACTGACTACGACAAGTACTTAGATAGACAAAACCTATTTGTTCACGCTAACTACGGTCTAGGTTGGGAAGAGCTTAAAGGTGTTGTTTACCAAACACTTTCTTAATTCTCTTAACTCGCTGTTTACTAAAAGGTGTGGAGTTTTCTCTGCACCTTTTTTATTTGATAGCCAAGTTGTTAGTTGAACTAAGAAACTCTAACAACCCGACTATCTAAATATTAGCAATTTCACCGCCTGCGAAGGAGTAATTGATCACAGACACTCTTAGTATAGCACAGTGAAGTATAATTAGTACATGATTGAAAAAAAAATTAAAACATATTATGCAGAGTTAAATTACTCTATCGACCAAAGTCAAATCGTAGAAGGAATTACTTTAACTAAAGGTACTCCTATAGAAATCTCTAAAGACCTTTACGAGAAATTCAAAAACAGCCCTAATAAATATGTAACAGCTACAACCTTTATTGGCGGTATGGCTATCTCTCCTAAGATCGAGAGACTATTACTTACTACGAAAACTGTTACTGAGTTAGTTGAGGATGAGCAAGAAGAAGCAGAGAAAGAAGCTGTAAAAAGTAATTTTGCTGGTGAGATGGGAGCTAAACCAAAGCCAAGAGGTGGAGGTAGACCAAAACAAGGGCAAGCTACAGAAGAAGCTAAGGAAGAGGCTAAAGCAGAGCAAGCTCCAGAAGAAAATAAAGAAGCTACTGTAGAAACTGAGGAAACAAAAGTAGACTGATGTTTAAAGTTCTATCTAGAGAAGTAACTAGCTTACTCGATTTAAGCGAGCTAAAATCTGTTTTGCGTATAGATTGGGGTGAGCACGATGAGATGTTAGCTGATCTAGAAGCTTCTTGCATTTCTGAGCTAGAAAAGTATCTTAAGTTCCCTATAACTAAATGCACTGCCGTTAAAAGAGTTAGGTTAGCTACTCAGGGATATATTAATGAAGATCCTGATAAGTTAGAGCTAAATAAAGGATTTAGCTTTCAAACTATACCTGTAAACACTATTAGCGAAATTAGAGCTATTAAAGGCGATGGGACTTACGATACTTTACAGCTTACTGTGGATTATACTTTCGATAATATTTCTAATACCGTTAAACTATGGAATAGCAATATGTATAAGTTTGACGGTAGAGAGTATTTAGAAATATACTGCGATATAGGCTGGTCTACAGAAAATATTCCTGCTATCGTTCAAGGTAACATAAAGTCTTTAGCCATACATATGTATGATAAAGCAGATACCCCTATACCTACTAAACTGTATAGACCGTCTGCGAACTATAGGTATTACGGATGACATCCTTCGGAGAGCGTTGGCTCTTTACTAAAGTTCCTAAAGTCTCTTAACTGACTAACCCTATCACTATAGTTAGGGCTAAGTTAGATCCGAAAACTACTGGGTCTAATACTGAATTTAATCGCACCTTCCAAGTAATACGTAAGTGCTATGCAAAGACTGAGATAGCTGAGATAGCTACTACTGGAACTGCTGAACCATACCTAAAAGAGTTACAGATTAACTTTAGTATCCGTAAAGCTCCTGATGTAGAAATTAGGGAGAAATCAGACTACGTGATATATAGAGATAAAATGTATATGGTTCATCAAGTAATGGATAACAGATCTGCTAAAGAGCGTGGTTTCCAAGTCTTAGCTACTATAGAAGTAAATGATACTACAGATATAGATATAGCAGCAGTACAAAAGATAGATTCTGTAAATGTTCCAGATAATCCAGGGTTCTTCTATGATTAATATTAAAACACATATAGATAATAGCGGATTCACGGAAGAGGCTGGCGAAAACCTTTACAGGGATATTATTAAAGCTGTAGCTATATCTACTGAGTACGCTCGTAAGATAGCTCGTGAAGATATGCGTAAACCTAAGACTGGAAATATCTATAAAGTACTAGGAGTAGATCATCAAGCTTCTGCACCTGGAGAAAGCCCTGCTGTTCTTACTGGAACTCTTATTAATGGGTTATCTACTAGTATGACAGCATCTCCTATGATGATAACAGGTCAAGTGGCTACTAGCCCAGATGCCTTCTATGCAGGATTTTTAGACGAGCAATTAGATAGGCCTATATACAGAAATATAGAAAGTGCTGCTGAACACTTCTTTATAACACAACTAGAATCTATATTTAAGAGGATACAGAATTGAGTATTTGGTCTGAATTAATAACTAGGATAAGAACTAACTGCCCTATCTTTAACAATAATGTTTTAGAAGTGGTAGAATTTGCTGCCTTAAGAGGAAATGATGGGGAGATGACAGCAGGTATTCCATACCCTCTCTGCATTATAGCTGAAGCTCCTAGAGACTTTGTACCTTTACAAGGAAACTCTTCTGAGCAGATAGTTAACTATAACTTTGCTACTATAGTAGCAGTAGAATTTATAGCTCGTAATAAAACTACAGAAGCTCAAGTAACTAATAGAGCTATCACTCTAAGTAATTCTGCATTTACCTTAAGTAATAACTACCAAGAATTTCTATCTAGTGTAGTAGTTAAAAATGCAAACAATACAGTTACTTATAAAAATAAAAAAGACTACTTCTTTAATCCTATAACTAATACTATTCAAGTATTTAGTGGATCTGGCATAGCAGCTAACGCTACCTTATCTGTTACCTACTTATCTAAAATAGGCGGTAGAAGTATTATGGATCTTCGTGAGAGATGTTACCACCAACTATATAACTGCCTTATAGGCTATTTCGTTACCTCTATGCCGCGTGCAGCTAAAATATACTGTACTGGTACTTTCCATTTAGACTTCACAGATAAAGTTTTATGGGGGCAGGTAAACTGGCAAATGCCTTCAGTTATTAAGTCAGATCTAAACATAGTTATACCTGAGAATAACTACCCAATACAAAATATATTTACTAACACTCAAACCACTTACCCTGATTTTGATGAAGATGGGCTAGATAAAACGGATTACACAAACGTCCAAGGAGACTGTTATGGTGCTTGACAAGGATACCGCAGAGGATAGACTATTTAGTCAAGACATGGTAAATAGCGAACTTGCTAACATGCTTACTAATATCTTGCGTGTAGGTAAAGTAAGAGAGTTATCCACAAACGGAAAGAGAGTTAATCTAGAACTGGAAAATGGTTTAGCTGATGGGAATGTAACTGGAATGATCCCAGTACTAATGACTGGATCTGCGAAGATAACCGACTATAAAAAACCTAAAGTAGGAGATACTATGTTATTCCTATGTGTGGGATCTACTTTGAACACTGGTTTTGCCTTACCTTATATTATGAATGGGTCTGTAGATCCTACAGGGAAAAAAGACTGGCATGTATTTTCTGATAATGGATTTAATCTTTTCTACGATCTCCCCAATAAAGAATTTAAAGCAAGTATAGCAGGAGGAGCTAGTTTATCCCTAAAAGAAAACTCAGGAAAGTTAGCTTTAGATGATACATCCGTAGAGTTAAGTGCTTCCAGTGCAACAATTATTGCAGGTGGTACTACTGTTACTGTAGGCTCGACTGGGCTACAAGTTAACGGTGTAACTCTAATGGTTCCTTAATGACTGCTATTCATAGAAACACTGGCGAAATAATTCAAGAAGACGGAGCTATCAGTGCTGAGCTAGTTACTGGTTTACAGAACATATATACTTTATTATCTACCCCTCTAGGGAGCAGAGTCTATAACAGGTCTTGGGGAAGTAATCTTCCTAACCTTTTAGACCTACCAATAAACGACACTACGCAGCTTTTAGTGTCTAGCCAAATAGCTATTGATATAGAGAAAAACCTATACGACTTCTTAGTGGAGTCTGTCTCTGTAGATCTGTCTGAGGCTGTAAGTGGAACTATGAATATTACTATTAATCTATTCTTCGTGCCAGAAAATAGATTTGTCACATTAGCAGGAGTTAAATTAAGAAATGGCTGATCCAGTACTAATTGAAAACATAGACTTTACTACTGAGTATGCTCAGTTAGTAGAGAGCTTTAAAGAAAAGAGCAGTAACTATACTAACTTTACAGATGCAGATCCTTTGATGCACATGCTTGCGATTTGTGCTGGTCTAGGAACTGATTTAAAATCTTTAATAAACTTAGGCATACTAGAAAACTTTGTAGATACTGCAAGTGGTCAATGGCTAGATTTAATAGGTGCTAATAAACAAGTTATCAGACTTTTACTTCAAGAAGCAGACCCTAATAATAGCCCTCCTACTGCTGCTATTTATGAATCAGATGATGACTACCGCTTAAGAATAAAAAATGCCCCTCCTAATAATGCTGCTACAGCAGAAGAGTATGAATTTTTCGCTACTCAATTTGATGCAAATATAAGATCTGCTAAAATTGAGAAACTTAACGCTAATTCTAATTTACTCACTATGTCTATAGTTACTAGGGATAATAACGGAGTTGCTTCTACAGGATTAAAAAACTCTTTGAGTACATATCTTAACAGCAGAGCTATAAGAGCTATAAACGATGTAGTAGAAGTCGTAGGAGCTACAGCTTCTACTGTTAACGTAACAGCTACTATAACTTTACTTAAAGGTGCTTCCGCTACTGCATTTAATGATCTACCAGGAATACTAACTACTGCATTTAACGCTATTAATGACATCGGCAGAGACATAACTTTATCTTGGCTGATAAAAACTTTAAGTACTTCTTCCGTATATAAAGTGCAGTTAGTATCACCTGCAAGTGACGTAATCGTAGGGGAAACAGGATTTGCTAAATTAGGAACTATTAACTTAACTTTAGCTCCGACAAGTGGGTATTAATAGATGAGTGAAAGAACTGTAATAGTACCTCCAAACTCTACACAGCTAGAAATTGATCTAGCTAATACTATATATGATTATCTAAGAGCTAATATAAGTTATATAAGAACCTTAAGAGGTTTTCGCTACGGTAGTATCCCGACTAATCTATTGACCGCAGTTATAGAAGATTTAGGTTTGGGTGATTTGACTAAATATATCCAAGACCCTAGACAAGTAATAATAGACGGTCAAAAATGGAGTCTGCATAAAGGCACACCTTTAGCTTTCGACATAGCTATGACTTGGCTATTCCGAAATGACTTATTAATAGAGAATAGTGAATCGTGGCACTGGACTAACGTGGAAGTTTATCTGCAAGCTCCAGTAGAAGACAGAGACGAACTACGAAACATAATTGAATTAACTAGAGCTAGCTTACCTGCTAGAGCTACGCTATCCAGGGTATGGTCAGGCAGTGATGTTCCTGCTATGGGTTTAAACATCAACTCGGAACTTAACGGATCTATTTTAAATGTCCCAGGCGGTATATGGGATGAAGAGTTTAAAGTATGGTTATTTCTTAATTATGGCAGCTCGACATTGTTTATAAATGATATATACGCAACAGTTGAGTCATCTTCTGGTATAGGAGTAGCTAAAGAAGTAGGTTTTGATGATGAATTAGCAATGCTTAACGGGGAGAGGAGAACTATTGGTGAAGTTTCTTCTGGTGTAGGGGTAGGTCTCAATACTTATGTTCCTAGACCTTCTGTAACAGTAAGCGACATGATTAATTTTTCTAGGGTAGTTAACGTAAGTAGTCTTCAGGAATCTTTCCTATCCAAATCAGAATTGGCGACTCCATAGCTAGGGCTAAGTTTCGTAGTATAATTAAGGTACAAGTTTGGGTTAGACCCCTTGACTTTTCACGTTTTTATGCCTAATGAAAGAATAGTTAACTCTGCCAAAATAATCCAAGCCCAAGCACTCAAGGAAAAAGGATCAAGTGTTTATTTGGCTATAGGTAGCGGTTCTGCTTCTTGGGATACTGAGATTCAGGTTAACAAGACTTTTGTAGCAGACCAATTTACTTTATTTCCTGCTAACGCATACGCAGATCAAGTTAAACTTTATTTGTTAAATACACTAGCAACGCAGTATGTTAGTGGCATAGATTTTTTATTCGACACTGAGACTGGTATTTGTACTAGGCTTGTAGGCGGAGCTATAGCAGCTAACGCCACTGTAACTGTAGTCTATAAAGCTATAGGCTTAGTTACAGCAGGACAAACTGCACTAGTTAGTGAAGTAGGTAGGCGTAGAGCTTCTTTATCGTACGCAGTAATAGATAATATTAATGGGTCGTACCTAATTAACGGAACTAAATACTCTATATCTGGAACTCCTACAGAATTTTTACTCGCTACTGTAACTTTCCCTGAAGGAGAGTTAACTGGTACTTCTATAAGAGAATCTGGATTATTCTTCTCTGTAGTACCTGATCTGACTTCTTACACAGTTACTAGGACATTTAGTACTAGCAAGATAGTCATTGATACAGATATTCAAAATGGTTATAAAACTGCTAATAATGTTGTGGTCAAATCACAGAATTTAGTTACTACTTATGTAGCAGGAACCGATTATATTTTAGATGCTGAAACTTCGGAAATCTGGAGATTGCCTACAGGGGCTATCACTGGAGGACAAGTAGTTTCTGTTACTTACGAGAAGATAGCTTCAGAGCTTTTACTACCTGCTGATATAACAAACATAGGTACACTGTATTTAGCTAAGACTGCTCCTACCATAAACAAATTAGCAGGGGCATTTTACACTGATACATTCCTGATTCAGCTAACTAGATAACCACATGGTAAACTTCCCTCAAAATTATCAAAACTTATTCGATCCTGATAAGGATTATACTAAGCATTTACATTATCCTAAAAAGCTTTTAACTGCCGCTGAAGCTAATGAATTACAGGATACCATTGATTATAAACGTCAAAAACTAGCAGACATCCTCCTACATGAAGGAGATATAGTTTCTGGCGGATCTCCTGTCGTTAAGGTTGGTGGAGAGGTAATAATTCCTGCTGGAGCTGTTTACGTAAATAAAGACATTAGAAAATATGCTCAACAAACCTTTACTATTCCTACAAACGTAAAACTTAAACTTGGAGTATTTTTAACTCAAGAAATTATAACATCTGTAGAAGACCCAGATTTACTAGATCCCTCTGGTAGTATCGCTCCTGGAGTAACTTACGCATCTTCTGGATTGGAAACTTCGCAAAGACTTAAAGAGTCAGTTAACTGGGGCTATGTAACTGCTGCTGGTACACGTTCTCAAGCAGGTGGTATATTCTACCCCTCTGTAGACGTGGATAATGGTGTCTTAATTATAGTTGGTACTGTTCCAGTACTTGCTGAAGTAGAAAATTTAGTAGTTAATTATAACAACAATGTTAATGGTTCTTATGTCATTGATGGTGT